ATTTTTAATTCCTTGGATGAAATTGGAACGAAATTCTTCGTGATTTAGTAATTTTTCATTAAGAATTTCATTTCCTTTAATGGAGTTTTTTAAAATGTCTTCTTTTGATAATCCATGAATACCAGACTTATTTTTGTAAGAATTTGTTCCTCCAATTTTTCTGGATTTTTTACCATTTTCCACTCTCTGCTCATGAGTCATATTGAAAAATGGTAATCCATTTTCCCTTTTTCTTTGAGCACAAACTTTACCCCCAATTTTACCGGAAAAACTAGAATGTTGTTTGTGATAATCAAAATGATCATCTCTAGACATTCTGGTTAAGTTCTCTGGTGTATTATTGTAACGATCATAATTGATGTGATGAACTGTTTTCTTTACTTCATTTTCTCTCTCTTCATTATAAGTATATTCATTAAGAATATTGTTCCCATCTTTCCAATCAGAAACTAAACGATGAACATATTTCCAAACTTTTGATTCATTTTCAAAAATTTGTGTGTATGATGAGTTTTTATTTGCACTAGAGATCTCTCTTTCCCTTGAATAGAAGGGAATCATAGAATCTCCAATTTGTAAATCTTTTGCTTCCACTTTTCCTTTATTCCAAACTGGAAACTTGTGATCTAAAGTGCAAGTAATAGTTTTATCATTATCTAATGTAATTCTTACCACTTTTTCATTTCTTCTGGTAACTCCAGCCCAACTTATAATACCTGGAGCAAATTTTCCAGTATTAGGATCGCAAGAATATGTCCAAAGTCTTTCGCCTTTATTGTATTCTTCTGTAATTTGACTTAGTGTTAATGTTCTTCCGTCCAAAAGTGGGACTTTTGTATCCATTGATAGACAGGCATCATATACTAATTTGTTACGATAACGACTCATAACTTCCTTAAGATATTGCTCTGCCTTCACCTTAGGAAGATTGCCAACATCAATATAAAAAATTCTACGCTCGGGGGCTCTTGAGTTGTGAACTACAATACCATTGGCAACAAAGTTGTGCTTTTCGTGAGAAACTTCAATATCATAAACTTCCTCAATTTCTTTGGATTCAATTTTTTGAATTTTTTCAAATCTTGGTAGTTCATATTCGCTCAAATATAGATCCCAAGACTCACATTCTGGCATAACACGAGCAACCTTTTCATAACCAACAATTCTGGATTGTGAAGGGCGAATTCTATGTCTAATTTGTCCGGAGCAAAGACCAATAGAAGTCCAAATTTCCTTAATGTCTTCAATAAGTTTCTCATTTGACAACGAAATTTCACAAGAAAATCCATTAACAAGATCTTTATAGCACCCATCGGCATCCAATAAACCTAAAATAAATTCTTTTTTGATACTATTTGACGAAGTAAATATCCAATTAGGAATTCTCTTCTTTTTAGAACCATTTACAAATCCCAATTTGCTTAGAAGTTCAGATGCAAGTGTATTTGATGAAGTATAGTTACTGTACTTTCTTTTGGAATTTGTTCTTCTGCAGTTTCCGAAGAATTTCTCCATTAATTTGGAATAATAAAGATTTTGCACTTCATCGACACCTTCAGCAAAAGTTACACCGTATTTGTGAATAGATCCATCACCCAAAAGGAATCCAAATAATCTTGCAAATTCTTCATCAATGTAATCTGGAAGATTTAAATCATTTCTACAGAATCCAGTATATTTTTCGTCAAATTCAACATCTTTGAGAATTTCAAGATTTTCTTGTAATAGAGCTACACTGGAAACTTCTAGTGACTGAGATCCGTATAAGAAATTCCTGATACTACTTTTTTTTATTTTTGTTGTATCTGAAATATCTTGAATTATTTTTTCTTTTCCTTCAATTTTATAGGAAGACCACACAGAAGAATCTTTTAAACCATAAGACTTCTCTCTAACTTCCGGAAATGGAGTTAGAATACAATCTTCTTCTGGTTTGATGTAAGTTAGATGATGTCTTTTTGGTTCAAGATCTTTGATTGGAACATACTTAACATCTTTGGTTACATTATCAAAAACTAAAATTGGGTGAGTATCAGTACCAACAACACAGTGATGCTTGGAAGAAACTTTGTATGTTTGTTTAATACCAGTCATCCACTTATTGGATACTTGAGTCTCTACAAGTTTGTCTGTTCTATTGTCGTATGTGTAAACAGTATCACCAACATTAATGTTCTTAATATATGAATATCCCCTATTTGTTTTTACTCTTGTATTGCCAACAAGACATAGACGATAAATTACTAAAGAATCCTCAATCATTCTTAACTGATTGAGTGCTTTAATTGCTTTATGCAAATACGAGAGAACAGTTCCTTTATTTCTATCTACAAGACCTGATGTACAATATGTGACAGAATCTTTTGCAATTTTAACTCCTTTTTTTGATCCTCCACTAATTGTTCCTGTTGGAAAATTTGGCATTGGAGTGTATACAAAATACTCTTCAATTTCTGGAAAATTGTACTGGTCAGCATCATTTCCAGATCTTAAATTTAAATTTCGATATCCATTAACACCATTCTCCGTCTTTTTTTCTTGACGAACATGCTTTATCTTCATTGGATCGACATATCTTAGTTCCTGAATACCTGCCGCAGGATTTTTTTGGTCGATAACTTTAAGATAAAATACTCTACCATCAACATACCAATTTCTAAAAATTTCATGGCACTTTTTATCAAAGTCCATGATTTCTTTGATATATTTAAATTCTGCTCTTATTACTTCTTTTAAACGATCACTCGCATTTAAATTTGATAATTCAATCTCTACTGGAGAATCGTACAGATCACTTACAATTGCTTCATTTACAACACTTTCAATGGCATTATCACATTCTGGGTGAAGTGCCATTTCACGATAACGACGAATTAAATCATATTCTGTCCTATAAACTCCTTCAATGTCTACATACTGTCCATAAAATCCAGACTGAATAAAATAATCAACCCCGTCCTCATTATTGGGAGGAACGGGGGCAACTACAGATTTGGATTTTTGAACATTATCTTCAATCGAAAAACCAAAAAGTTTCGCCATCTTATAAACTTAAATTGTGTATAATTTATTTAGTTGATGTCCGTACCACCAGCAGAAGGTGAATTACCTTTAATTGCTTCCCACCAAAGAATTTGGAATTCCACAGTGAATTCTTGAATATTTGGTGTATTATAATCAAGAGCAATTGAACCAATTGATGATGGAAAAATATCATAAAAATGATATGCTCTAAGAGTAGTTCCATCACGATCAAGTTGATAAACAAAAGCATCTGCAGTGTATTCTGATGGATCAGTTTCTCCAGTATTGTCAGAAACCCTATTAATTTTATTCATCCAATTTTCAAATGCAGACCTGATTGCAAAATCAGTGTCATTAATTACAGTTACTGTCCAACTTTCGAAGGATCTATCTCCAGCGACTTTTAAGGTTCTTCCTCTAAAAGGTACATCAAGTGGAGCTACATTAGATGCTGGTAAGTTCGCACCCTTCACCAAAAATCTTGATTTATCCAATACATTAATATCTGCTGATGCGATATTTGGAAATGATAATACAACTTCAAAAAGATTGCTTCTAGCACCACCGCCGGTTAACTTACTTTTGAAGTCAGTAATCTTCCTTAAAGGAGGTGTATTAAATTGTTGTCTGGTTGCCATAGTTTTTTAAGCCTCTGAATTAAAAGTTTCCGATTACTTCTTCAAAATCAACACCTGTCTTGGTGGCAATAAAGTTCAGTCCAATGAAGTTAATTGATCTTGCTGGTTTGATGTAGATATCAGCAACAAATTCATTATTATCTATCACTGCAGCAGTATTATTTGTTTCGTCACAAATAACAATATAATCAAAGATACCTCTTTTTGCTTGAACATCGCGTAAGAAAGGTTCAATGGTATTTACAAAGTTTGTTCTTGTAATTTCATCATTAAATTCAAACAAAGCATCTTTTGCTGCTCCAGAAATTGCATCTTCAAGATAAACAAAAAGACGACGAACATTAATTCTATCAAAAGCTGAAGATTTAGAAAGACCTGTTCTATCACCAAACAAAATAATTCCAGATCCTGGTGAGAAGATTACTGGATTAATTCTATTTGAATAAAGTTGATCTCTTTGAGATTTTGATGGATTATATGCAAGTTTAACCGCATTCAGAATTGCCCCTCGTGTAGTTCCTGCTGGAGAATACCATGGGAAGTTATTGATATCGTTGCGGGCACAAAGACCTGCCATATCTCCATTTAAAGGTACATATCTAAATGTATTTGAAAATCTATCATACATGTATTTGTATCCACTATCAAATACAGCATATGAAGAAGAAGAAACGGGCGCATAGAAGGATATTACATTTGATGTAATATCTTGTGAAGATTTTACAGTTACCTCAGTTTGTGTTGAAGTATCAGTTAAAGCAGAACCTCTATATGGAGAAATAAATGCAATGGAATCTTTTCTCAGTTCAGCAACAGAAATTAGTTTATTTGCAAGTGCTTGTGTATTTGAAATATCATATGCTGCTGAACCCATCAGAAGAAAATCTATCTTATAGTTGTCTGTATTTTCAAATAAATCATATCCATCTGATAACTTTGCCAATGATGCTGTGAGGGATCCTGTACTTGTAATGCCACTTTTTCCGCCATAATCTTTACCACCAGCAAGAGTATTTGTTGAAGATCCTGTTGCAGCAAAAATAATTCCATCTGCTTTCTGATCCCAACCAGTATCTGATGCAATAGTAAATCCTGAACTATAACCTGTAGTTACAATACCGGCAGGAGCACCTAAACCAAAAATATATTCAGAATTATTTGCGAGATATTTTCTCCAGTATGAAGGATTTCCAATAGAGAATTCTGCATCAGATGCTTTAGAAAGACTTAAATGCTTCTCAAGAATAGTACCAGCATTTCCAGTAATTGTGCCCAAGGCATCAATCGTAACTACATGCACTTCATCGAACCTTGAGTTTCTTGCTGCAGCATATGCAGATGTTCCAGGTCTTGGTGCAATGTTATTCCAATTGATTGATGATGAGGTTGTTAAACCTATTTTTTGTTGATCAAACCAATCAAGTCCAGAACTATATGTTGTTGTTCCTGTTGAAACAGTTTGACCATTAGTATGAATTGCAACACTTCCGGTTGAAGAAAATGCATAAATTCCCGATGGTTGATAATCCACAGGAGTTTCAGTTCCTGCTGCAGATACATGTGAGAGAACTTTTACATAAACATTATTTTCACTCACTTGAGTAATAATACCCTTTAAATATCCGTCAAGAACAGATGTTGAACCAGCACCGGGATTAATTCTACCCGATACTGATTGAGTAACGCCATATCCTACGGAAATTGTTGTAATTCCGGATGATACTGAAGTACTAATACCTGTTAAAATTTGATCTGCTTTAGAGTCAATAATTGCAACTCTAACACCATTTGACCAAGAACCTGGGTTTTTAGCAGCAACTACTACTCCAGTAAGAGTATTTTGATCATATCCTAAAGCATTATAATGATCTAAACTATCAATTTTTACGCTAGATGCAGTTCCTACAAAACCGTTTCTTAACTCATTGTCATTTGCTCTAACAACTCTAAGTGATCCGCCATAAGCAAGATATGAAGAGGCAGACAACCAATGTTCATAATGCTTATCTGTCGAATATGGTTCTCCAAAATTTCTCAGTAAATCATTTTCATTTTCTACTAAAGTTGGTGAATTTACAGGACCTTTAGCAAAAGGGGCAACAATTGCTCCAATTTTGTTTGATGATGGTGTTACTCTTCCTAATGTTAAATCAATTTCCCTTACTACAATTCCAGGAGATGCTAAATTTAGCGGCATCTTTATTCTCCTCTACAATTCCAGAATTATTCTAAAAGTATTTATAAATTCTTATGACTTGCACAATCTATCTATAATCCCACATATACTTCCATTCTGAAGAAACATCACCATATTCGTCAAGATTCCAAACTTCTAAAGGATTATTTTCTTTCTTTTGACCTACAAATATCCATCTATCTCCAGTTTCTTCATCGATAGTAACGCCAAAATCTTCTAGTCCATCAGAAATGAATCCAAATGGGGACATATCTTGTTCAATTTGATTCTTCTGCTCTTCATATATCCTCTTACGGACATCATTATCTGTCATTTCTTTGAAATAATCTTGAGCAACTAACCATGCGAAAATTACAAGGCACATAGCTAGGTCATCATTACATCCTTCTTCTGCTTCAAATGAATTGTGTTTTTGTGCAAAAGTGGTTAATTCTGAAATTATATCATAGTCATTTGTTAGCAATTTATCATCTTCCATCAAGGTTTTTAAGTTAGAGCATCCCAACTTTTTAACTGCTGCGGTCATACGAACACCTAGTTGAGACTTTTTACCACTAAAACCAGAACCAACAATTTGTCCGGCACGACCTCTCATAGAACACATTAAAATGTTGTCATACTCTAGATCAAAATGTAAAATATTTGCGACTTGATCTCCAATATCATTAACTTCAATCAATAACCAAGCATTATTATAACCTCTAGCAACTTCGTTGATGATGCTTGGGAATAACATAGGTTTTATTTCATTATTTTTATATTTTGCAACCACTTTATATGGAAAATTAGTTATATCAAAAACAATAAATGCCGAATAATCATTACCAATTCCTCTAGCGACATCAACGGTAATCAAATAATTATTTTCTTCTTTTGGATTTTCGTAAACATATAAACTATCATTTTTTCTAATTGGATCATCATATACAAAATTTTTGAGTTTTGCAGGATTAATAAGTGTGTTAACTGACCCCAAAAATTCTGTTTCAAATTCGATTCTAAATTGTTCTAAACTTGTATTTGCAATAGTTTGCGCTTTCCATTCTTCATCTCTACCTGGAACTTCAGACCAATGAACTTCGGTAGGAATATATCCATTTTTACCTCTTTCTGCATCATGCCACATGCGATAAAAATGATTCATACCGCGTGGAGTTGAAACTATAATAACCTTAGTTGATTTTCCTGATGAAATAGTGGGATAAACGGAAGCAAAAAAGTCGTCAGCAATATGATTTGGAATGAATGCAAATTCATCTAAAAATATAATATTATAAGAACCACCACGAACTGCAGAAGCACTTGTGGATGCTGCCATAATTTTAGATCCATTTTCAAGTTCTAAACTACCTCTGTTCCACTGTAGGACGCCTTGTTGCATCCATTTAGGTAAATTCTCATATGCCAGTTGTAGTCGCTGTAATAGGTCTCTAGCAGTCGATGCTTTGTTTGCAAGAATAGCAATATTTACACTGTCGTTAAATAGTGCATAATGTAATAAATATGCTACTGTAATACTACTTTTGCCAGTCTGTCTTGGCATCTTACAAATATTAAATCTATGCTTATGAAAGTTTTCGATTAATTTTTCTTGAAACTTATATAATTTGAAAGGGATTAATCCATGATCCAATGATACAATTTTCAAATAATTATTTGCAAAATATACTGGATCTTCTTTGCATTTGAGGAATTCTAAAATTTGCTCTTCGGTCCACTGAATATGAGTATTTGCTCTCTTAAGATTTGGGTTAGAGAGATATGCATCCTTTTGTTGTAATTGAATATCTTGAATTGCCATATTATGTTAAATCATAAAAACTTAAAGAACCAATAGCATTTCCACTTCCGGAAATTGCTCTAACCGCTAAAGTATATGTATCACTGATTTTTGTTTGTGTTCTACCTAATTGCAAATCCCAATTATATTCGGTTACTTCATTTAGGGGTGTAGACGCTTTATTTGCGGAAGAAATATATTCCGTTCTAACAATGGTTCCACCAGACATTGATGTTGCAGTAACGTTCTGTTCCACATTTGGAGATGATGAAGTTACCCAAGTTCCTCCAGTTAAAGTTGCATTTTTAATCAATGCAACTTCATAATAAACCGAAGAAGAACTATCTGGTAAACAGTTTATTTGACTTGGAATAACGATTGCATCCTCTTTTCCTGCCTTTAGACGAATACTTGCAAGAGGTTTAAAAGTTGTAGATGCCACCGAAACTAATGACTCCTGTCTTGCAACATCAGACGCAACTCTTTTCTCATATCCACCATTGGATTGAATAGACACACATATCTGTTTCATCGTTGATGTAGATGTTGTGATTCCTGTGTTTAGAATCTCATAACGAACTGGAAGAGATGCAGTCGTCATATAAACACTATCAAGAGTATTTGCATGATTAAAAACGTGTGCAGTATGAAACTTTCCGAAAGAATTTGCAAAACCTACTCTTACACAACCAACACCCAACCATTCATATTCACTAAAAAGAATTTGTGCTTTTGTTATATCCAAAGCAATCCCACTCGGATTGGATTCATTTGGCCCAGATCCATCTAGAGTATCAATATTCCAATCTGTTTGTAGGACACTGATTGTAGTTCCAACTCCAGAAATTGCAGTTCTTTTGATAAAACTTAATTGAGAACCATTTAGTTCTAACATCACACCATTTTCTGATGATGCATATCCCGCTCTCTGAACCAGATTTTCCTTTGCAGGATTAAACACAAATGTCTGAAGAACTTGTAATGCTTTTCCTGGTTGATATGAAAATACTCTCTTACTTTCACGAATAATAGAACACCCTGCAGTTGTTCCGATTCCTAACGTTGCAGTGCTCTGTGCAGTTATAATACCAACAGTAGAACCCGCACCAATAACTATATCGCTAAAATCTCCATCTTGAGCATATCGATGAGTGGAATCAAATAAAGTAAATGGTTCAGATACTTTGACTCTTCCAAAAAGATCGCCATTAAAACCTTGTCCAACTGGATCAAAGATCTCACCATATCTATCAGCCTGCATGAACACCTCAAACAGACTTCTTTCTTGGTTGAGATAATCTTGATTAATCTTGTTCCACTGAGCCATTACTCACCCCATGACAATCTTTCTGGTCTATATCTTTCTGCATTCTTAACTTTGATTGACGCTTCTGTTACGGGATAAACATTATGGACAATTGCTCCAGGATATTCTGATTGAAGTTGTTCCGCAAGTTCATTCTTACTCATAATCTTACCTTCAAGTTGCATACGATATAATCTTCCCTGCCATACAACATCTGCAAGAAAAGACTCATTTGCAATTTCTGGTTGAGACGAATTCATATAAAGATTTCCATTGAAATCTCCTGCAATGTTAATAGATTCTGAAATAAACTGTTGAAAAGATTTCATTTTAGTTACAGTTCCAACGACGAAGTGCTTTATTGATTCTTGAATCTGGATCTCTTGCAGTTTTTGCAGAAGTTAATTTTTCTTTTGCACCTTTCATACGACGACAGAAACTAGCACGACGCTTTGCTCTTTTACCCTTAGGTTTCTTTTCAGTTACAGCAGTCTGCAATTTTGAACCTGGATTTTCCCGACGATATGCTTTGACTGCAGCAGGACTTAAACCATCGGTTTTGTCTTGACGATTGACTTTCTGCCAATCTTCCGATAATCCAAACTCTACTCTCCAATTTGAGTATTCGTAAGAATCTGCAAGAGGTAATGAAGGTCCAGAAAGTTTTCCTTTTTCAAAACTAATTTCTTCACGCAAACCATGATATATTTGTGCCGCTTGTTTAAGAGCATTTATTTTTCGGGCATCTGGTAGGTTTCTTTTTATAATTGATTTAATTGCTGTACTAAATCTTTCAATATTTGGGTTATCTGCTGGAGAATCAGTATTTGCAACCTGCTCCTTCATTTCTCCACTATCAATATAATCTGCGGCAGTATCAAGATAATCTGCTGCTTTAGTAATCTTTGATTGAACCCACGCTTTAATATCACCTTCTCCTTTCATTTTTTTACGAAGTCTTTTTGCTGCTGAAATAATTGTGGAAAGTTCTGAACGAGCCATTGAATGCTCATGATCGTATGATTCTGGAAAATTGCCAGGATGAACCGTAGCAATATTATATTTTAATTGATTTGGTGTAAGTGCTGATGGGGTGGAAAACATATCCCAATATTTTGGTCCGTATTTACATTCATCACGAGTCTCATCTTTTTGGCATTTGGGACAATATCTAATCATTTCCTTTTCCTCTGACTGTGTTCCCCAATTTGAAGCACCGACTTTACGGCATTTTACTAGAGAAGCAGATGCATAAGCCGAAGGCCAAACATCATACCTAGATTTTACTTTATGATAGCAGGCATCTTTTTTACCACTATTTTTACCTGGTCTATCTTTTTTCGATTCGTTAAGTTCCATTGCTTCCTTAATTCCTGGTTCTGCTTTGATGTAATTTTTATCTTTTTTACCCTTAGCAAAGGTCGGAACATTTGTTGGTTTTTCTGCTCCAGTTTTTTGCTGTTGACCTTTATCCTTTTGTCTTTTGCGACGAACTGCTGATCTAATTATTGCAACTCCCCTTTTCCCCCTTTTCTTTAAAGATCTAAGTCTTCCGCTACTAAAACATTTTGGTGTTTTAGTTTCTCCAGGTTCATTGGCACAGGGAGATCCATCGGCCTGAACCCATCCAGGTTTTCCATCTTTAGATTTAGAACCTTTAAACCAATGATGAAGAGTTCCTTCCTTTAGATCTTTAATCCAATCATCTGGAGTTTTTTTATTTTTATCTAAAAATGCATTATGTAATTGTTTCGCCGTCATATTATGTTTTTTCATAATACGACGCATTAATCTATCAATAGATCTATACGAATGGTCACTCAAATCCATTAATTGATCTTCGAGTTCTTCAACGGCAGTATCTTCACAACCACAATGTTCCTTCACATCTTTAAATTTTTTATGATGATTTTTAGCATCTGATTCCATTTTTTTCAGACGAGTATAATAATCTGGAATCTCATCAAGATGTTGAAGAGCAATGTCTGTTGCAAGATCTTTATCTTTTGTGTGCTCATACTCAATAGGAATTCCCATTTCAAGTTGATTTTTTACAAAAGAAACTTCAAGACGATGTTTTTTTGCAATCTGCCCAACTGTTTTATGAGACTTTAATTTATGCACAATAATAAAAAATATTACTCTTTATTATTTAGAAAACCTTGCTTGAGTAATTTTGAAAGTTCAGATGTAGATCCAACAAACACTGCATTGTTGGTAACATTATTAGTTGTCTTTACAGTTTGATCCTCAACATCTTTTAGTTTTTTCTGTAAATCTATGAGTTTATCTGTAGTATCTGCAACACTCTTAATAAGTTGTCCAGCAACTTCATATGCTCTTGGACTACCTCCTTCGCCAGCAAGTTCCATGATTCCATTAATTGCTTCTTGCCCCTTTTCAATCAATGAATATAAATTTGCACGAGTATATTCGTAGTCTTTTTGAATATCTTCAGAATTTATTGGAGTGATATTTAATTCTTCTTTAACCTTTTCTACCTCTACAATGCTACTCTCAATATTGAGAGATTCGTCCAAACTTCCATAATTATTTTTCATAGTCTATTAAATATCTTTTTGTTGCGTTGGACTATATTCTTTAGAATCAAATAACATATCAATTGATTCATTGAATCCAAAATCATCATCTGCGGATGCGTTAATTGGATCTGGAACAACAGTATATCTCATTTCTCTTTTAGCAGTATTTTTATCAGTTCCAGCATAATAGTCAACTTGAACTTTGCGAATAAGTCCATCAGAACTTTCAGCAATAGGTCCAAATAAGTAAATTTTTGCCGTAAAATTAAAAGTATAAATTAAAACTCTTCTCGTAGAAAAATCACCTTCATAATCATCAGTAAACGATGTACTATCTAATACAATCGGTATATCTCTTTTTTCGCCAATAGAATCTACAAGATCAACAGTTAAATTAAATGATGGTTGGAAAAAAGGTAAAATTTGCTCAACAACTTGCAATGCATCATCTTGCAATTTGGTCATAAGATTTAATTGAAACCCAATATTATAAGGTACAGGCAAGTATACTTTTTTTAAATTTTGCCCATCTATTGCTTTAAATGATTGAGTAACATTTGTTTTTCTTGTAGAGTCATATTGTATAGATATCATTTCAAATGCCATTCTTGGCAAGGTCATTGCTATCGGTTTGTTTAATTCGGATTGTTGTTCAATTCTTGCCAAGAACTTTTGAATTGGACCATATGCGAGAGGAACTTTAATTTCACTTATACTATCTCCAGAAGAATCTTTATGCCTTATATAAATGTCATTAAAAACCGTTCCAAATGCAACAACAGTTCTTCTAATAATTTCGTGATAGTAGTATGTTCCTAGCGTTGTCCTATACCCGATTATTCAAAACATTTTTTAAATGAACTCTATATTTTATTCGTATGAATTTATTTGTCCACTTAACATTCTCC